ATAAGGTAAAGAAAAGAACTTCCATTGGCCGTTCAGGCTTGAGCCGACCCAAGAACAAGCACAAGAGAAGGTCATGGAAAAAGCATAGGGGACAAGGAAGATGATGCTTAAAATAGCACTAATCATGTTATGTGTCGACCTCTTTGTCCTTTTCTACGTGTGGATGCTTGTTTCACTGTGAAAAAGAAATCAAAAAAGAAAGGAAAAATCCCGATGTCTTTATATATAGGAATAATTATAGGCAGTTTTTTAGTCGGCCTTCTAGGCTAATACATGCAAGAGAATACTAAGGAGGAAAAAAAGAACCTTGAGTCTAACCCGATTTGTCATTGGTGTGGAGCAGGAGTGAACCCTGAAAAGTGTTATGCCCACGAGGAGAAGGGAAAATGGTATTGTTACTGTGGCAAAGAGGTCTCCGTAATAAAGATAGCATCAAGCTCATAGCCCATTGCTTTAAGAAGTGCTTCCACTTTGTAAATGGAAGGCTCGGCAATCTTCATGCGTTCATAATTCTCAATCGTGCTGACCCCGACCCCTGACTCAAAAGCTAATTGTTCCCTAGACATACCTGCTTGCTGGCGTAAATCAGTAATAATCTTTGCCCAGTGGCACTGTAAATCCTTCTTTTGACCCATATATCCTTTATCACCCCAGCTAACTTCTTCTTGTTCAATGGGGGAGTTTAGATGCTTTTTCTCCTGCTCTGACAAATTCGTCTACAATCCCTTCAAAAGATACGTCTTTACCAAGAGAAATCCCGACTGCCGTGTATTGAATGCGTGCTAATAAATAATTTAATTCATTCAACCCGAGTTCCCGACCTCCAACTTCTAGGGCAAGACGGAATAGCACAACAAGTTTTGCACTGTCCTGTAGGGAAGTCTCTTCCGTTTCAAAAAAAGTTTCAAGTTTTTTATAAAAATTTGTTAGCGAACCATCGCTAGTCGTCACTGATTTTGCTCCGAATTACCTTGGGTTTTTTGTTTGAGCCTGTCCCGATAATCCTTAAATATATCCGCATCAGTAGGTAAATCCGACCCGACCTCTACTAAAAAGGCAATTTGCTGTGCGGGCGAGCGGTGAGTCTTTTTAGATAAATCTTTAAGTTTCTGCCAAGTTTCTACTGGGACAGCCACACTTTTAAATTTTCTTATATCCATGGTGTTTTTCTCCTATGTTAACCATTGTCGTAGTTCTTCACCCATGACCACACTTGCAATATCCATCTTACTACGTAAAGACTTTACGATCTTTTCATCAATTGTTTTCTCTGCAATAAGGTCAATGTAGGTGACGTGTTTATCTTGGCCTATGCGATGGCATCGGTCTTCTGATTGCATACGCACAGCCAAGTCGAAGCTATTGGCAAAATAAATAACGGTTTCGGCAGCAGTTAATGTAATGCCATACCCACCGGTTTGAGGATTGCCAACAAAAAATTGAGCATCTCCGTTTTGGAAACGCTCAATAGCTTCACTTCGTTCCTCATCAGAAGTGTCGCCATAATAAGTAACCGTGGACAGTGGGCCGTATTCCTTGATTAACGTTTTTTCTATACGTTGTATATCATAACGGAATCGTGACCAGATGATGACTTTGCCGGAAGCATCTTCCAAACAGGCCATCAGCTCTGTCAAACGGTTATCCTTAATCTCTACTAATTTTCCCTCATCAGTTTTACTATGCCCCGACAACACTTGTTGTAATCTTAACAATTGGGTCATGACATTGGGGGCGGTCATAAACCCCTCATCTCCCAAATGTGCCAGGGCATATTCCTTAATCTCAGTATAAAGACGTTGTTGGTCTGGAGTCAGTTGCACATGTCGTTGAGTATACAGCTTTGGAGGCAGATCCAGACAGTCTGCTTTCATTACGCGTGAGGAAAATTTTTTAATAATTTCTGATAACTTTTCGAGGTTACGGTAGCCCACCACCAGATTAAAAGAATGAGAGCCTACCGAACGCTTCTTCATTATTGTATAGCGATATTGAAACTGAAAAAAGTTAGACCCCACATCCTTTCCCAATAACTGTGGGTGCAGGAAATTACACTGTGCCCATAGGTCGAGAGGCGATTGGGTGACGGGGAACCCTGTTAAAATTCTTTTATACTTTGCTTTTTTCCCAAGCTTAATGACAGTTTTTGATCGTCTTGCCTTGGGGTTTTTAATAGAAGTGGACTCATCCACCGTAAGTAAACACGTGCCTTCATCCAGAACTTTGTCCAGATACCGTGTTCCTTTGGGGGTGGAAAGTGCTTCAATATTCATAATCAAAATTCGTAATCCCTTTGTCTTGTTTGGTTGCAACAGTAGTTCTAATTTTGTTTTTAATTCTTTAGTAGGCGATGACTTCCATATAATTACATCTCTTATAATACGTTCCGGCATATGAGCAGGGATTTCTATAGTCGCCCAATTTCTATAAACACCCTTTGGAGCAATCACAATAAACGTATCAATCAGTTCTCGTTCATACAAAATGCCTGCATTATCAATGCAGACTTTTGACTTCCCGGTTCCCATCTCCATGAAGTAGGCCCAGTAGTAAGAATTCCAGGATCTTTGTAAAACTTCGCCTTGATGCTTAAAAGGTTTCGTGTGGAAAAGATATTTCACGCTCAGGACTCGCGTACCTTTCTTTGTTGCTTTTTAAGCTGCCTAACCAGTGTCGCTTTCTTAAAACGTTGATCCAGCTCTATACCTATTTCTCGTCCTTTAAGTTCTAATTCTTTTTTTGTTAGTTCGCTAAGATCCTTTGGTACCTTAGGAGTGGGCGTTACTATCCTGTGCAGCCACTCTAAAAATCTTTCGGTCATTAATATACTCCATGTAGTGTTATAATAAAAAAACATACGCTATATATGGGAACTTTACCACTAAACCAAAGATCACGCAAGTAAATTATATTTTTTCTTTACAAAGAATTTGTCATAAGATAAGGTAGTTTAATAAGAGAAGTGGAGAAGTAAATAATGGCAAATCGCGTTTATGTAGCGCAAGAAAACCCCAGAGTTGATATTGTTTCAGCCACTAAATGGGGGGAACTCATTGCATTAACCAACTCAGAGGATCAATTGCATTTGAATACAGGTCGTCTTATACAGCAAATTAAAAGAAAGTTGCGCGACTTTGATTCAGAAGATTGGTTACTTGCTATAGGAGATCCGGCTATAATAGGTGTAGCGTTTGCAATTGCGAGTGATGCCAACTCAGGACAAGTTAATATATTAAAGTGGGACAAGATGGAAAGAATTTACTATCCTGTGAAACTTTCTGTGCGAGGAGGCATTGAGGAACTTAACACTTAACCTGTAGAGGAAATACTATGACGGATAAAAAGAAGAACGATGTTTGGACAACGATTGCCGCTGATGCAAGAGCATTTGAAGGATTATCGACCGAGGGGGGAAAAGAATTAAGCGATTTAGTTCGCCACGCTACTTCCTTAGACAAGTCTATTGTGACTTTGGAAGAGGAAGTTAAGTCCCTGAAAGTCAAGCGTCAAACATATTTATTTGATTTAATTCCTGCAAAAATGGCTGAAATGGGGATGGACAAAGTTGTCGTGGACGGAAGTTCCGTTACTTTGTCTACCTTTGTCCAAGCCAACATGCCAAAAGATCCGATTGATAAACAAAAAGCAATCGACCATTTGAGGGAGATAGGTGCTGAGGATTTTATTAAAAATCAGGTGCAAATTTCTTTTGGAATTAATGAGGATAATAAAGCACGTTCTATTCAAGCCGATCTCGATGAGAAAGGTTTAGATACAACGGCGCGTACTTGGGTTGAACCTACCACTCTTAAAAAATTAGTGAAGGAGAGGGTTCAAAATAATCAAACAATCGACTTGGAACTATTTAATGCGTTTGTAGGGACGGTCGCAAAACTTAAAGGAGACAGCTAATGGCTGAGACTAAATCAGAAATCAAGACGTCGCTTGTAAAAGCATTTGAGGCTGATGCAGGCAGTGGATTTGAAGAAGTAACAAGTTCTGATATTCAAATACCTTTTATTAGAATCATACAGGCTTTGAGTCCACAACTTAAAAAAACAGACCCATCTTTTATTGAAGATGCGTCTCAGGGTGATATCTTTAATACAGTAACTAAAAAGGTATGGAACGGAGATAAGGGGGTATTGGTTATTCCTGCTTATTTTCAGCAAAAATTCTTGGAGTTTATTCCCCGTAATCAAGGGGGTGGATTCGTTGGGGAATTAGACCCTAAGTCAGAAGAAGTTAGCAAAGCAGTGCGTGACCAGGATAGTGGATTAGAACTTCTAGAAAATGGAAATGAATTGGTTCGTACAGCACAGCATTATGTAAAGGTAGTGCATGAGGATGGAACTTTAGAGAGTGCCATTGTTGATATGAAAAAGACACAATTGAAAAAGTCTCGTCAATGGAATTCTATTATGCTTATGCAAAGACATAATGGTTCTAGTCTACCCTCTTTTGCAAACGTATACAGATTAAAGTCTGTGGAAGATGGGAACGATAAAGGATCTTGGCATTCGTGGGCAGTGAACCATGAACGACAGGTAGAGAGCCTTGATTCCTATAAAGATGCTAAGTCACTACATACTAGCATCAAGAGTGGAGAATTACGTCCGGCATTACCCGTTGATGCCAACTCAGACGAAGTTCCGTTTTAGTTAGGGAGGAGTGACCCTCGCAAGGGGGTCACTTTCGTCATGAGTAGTAATGCAGAACGTTTCTTAAATCTATTTAAAGGATTTAAAGAGGCGCATGGACAAACAGAAGTTTTAAACGGTCATCGTAATGGCAAGCAACAAGCAAAGAGTTTTATTGTTAGGGAGCCATTGACCGTTGAACTGATACAAGAGCATCTCGATGGTAAACGAGGTGTGGGCAGTATTCCTATAGATGAGAATAATGAATGCACCTTTGGAGTATTAGACATAGATGATTACACACTAGATCATCTTCAACTTGTAAAGAAAATTAAAAAACTTAAACTTCCCTTGACCGTTTGCCGATCTAAATCTGGGGGAGCACATTTCTATATATTCCTTAAAGAAAAGATTTTAGCGGTAGAACTAAGAGATAGATTATCCGAATTTGCATCCGCCCTTGGCTTTGGGCATTGTGAGATATTTCCTAAACAAGAAGTTGTCATGGTGGAAAGAGGAGATGTTGGAAACTTTATTAATCTTCCCTACTTCAACCACGAACATACAACACGTTATGCAATCAATTCCAAAGGAGAAGATACTCCTTTAAAAGAATTTTTAGACAAAGCCGAAAAGAATCGTATCACAAAGAAAGAATTAAAAGAATTACAGCTAGGGGTTAGTCTAACTATTTTACCACAAGGACCTCCCTGTCTACAGCAATTAACAGAATTTGGAGTGCCAGAAGGGGGACGAAACAATACAATTCTCAACGTAGGACTGTTTTATAAAATGTCTGCTCCAGGAGATTGGAAAGATTTATTAGAAAAACACAATCAAGATTACTGTACTCCTCCATTACCTGCCAAGGAAATTGTTACCATACAGAACCAATTAGAGAAAAAAGAATATATTTATACGTGTAAGCAAGAACCTTTAAAAAGTCATTGTAACAGTGCCTTGTGTCGTTCTAGGAAATACGGAATAGGTAATAGTCAATCATTTCCCACGCTTGGGGGATTAACCGTTGTAGAATCAGAACCTCCTGTTTGGTTTGTAGATGTGGATGGAGCAAGGCTTGAACTTAGCACGCGTCAACTTCAAATGCAGGTTGATTTTCAACGTGCGTGCATGGAGCAGATGTATAAAATGCCTGCACGTATGAAGGAAGTGGACTGGAGAGAACTTATTGATATGTTATTAGATACTGCCACACGAATTGAAGTTCCTGAAGAACTTACCCAAAAAGGACAGTTTTATGAACTTATAGAATCTTATTGTACTG